TGTTGTTTCGCCTGTTGAATGCGCTTGTAGTCTTTCTTGTGCCTCCTGCTCCCTTTACGCCTTGATCTTGGAACTGACCATAATCCTCCATAAAGAAACTCATTGAGAACTTATCATTTGAGTAGTACACGCTATACCGAAGTGAATTGTAAAGGGTCTTGTTGAAGTTGTGCTTGCCTTTGGTGAGATTACTCCTCGCCTGTTGAATGACATATTTGCCAAACTTAATAAGTACCGCAGCAATCAAGTCCTCCCGTGCCATTTTAGCAGATGCTTATCTCGGTGTTTGCAAGCAGCACGTCAAAGGTTGCAGTCCACCCTGCAAGCAGGTTCTCAAACCGCTCGCTAAAGGGAACGCAAGAAGCAGTACCATCCAACTGGTAAAGGTCGGTGTACAGAGTACCCCTGCGCAATTCTGTGATGACATCGTTGATTACTGCTAGTTGGGTGTTCAGTATGTTTTGCTCGTTGCTGATGCCGTAGAACGGCTCTGCCTGCAAGCGTGGATTCTCTTTGGTCTCATCTACCAAGTCCATACAAACAATGCTCACGTTCATGCGAACTATCTGTCCCTCGAATGTTGCTTGGTTGATGATAATATGCGACAAGGGGAAGATGGTCTGCTTGTTTAGGTCTATGTCAAAAATATCCCCTGTGGTTACCACGTTGACTTGGCTATTGGCTTCAAGCGTATCTTTTAGTTTGGTGGTGATGTCGTAGAACTGTCTCATTTTATTGACTTTTTTATTAGGTCGTTTTCAACCTCTTGCTTTTGCTTTTCGAAGGTGAGGAAGTGTAGGCACTCGTGGAGTTGTAGTTGTGTAATTTCTGCAAACTGCCTAATGTCTCCTTTAGCAAGTTGATAGATTGTTGCATACCATCCCCATTGCTTGGCGAATTGTCCTTGCTTGGAGTATTCGTTTGATTCTTCGCCTCCAAAGAGGTCAGCATAGCTTGCAGTAACTCGTTCCCTAAATGCCAAAAAAAAAGCGTTGCGCCCATAGCAACACTCATCGGGGCTTGCTTCATCTGCTCCGAGTACTTGCCTGCTCCCTCGTATGGCTCTATGAGATACCGATGCTTGACCTCGCTTGTGATAGGGCGATACAATACCGCCATCGCTTTGTGCAGGTCTTGCACGTCTTGTAGGTAGCCGTCAAGGTCAACGAACTCACCATAGGTGATATTGTCTAGTTCTGGGATGAACCCGTACTTGGTGTCCCCCATCGTGAAGGTTGGCGTGAGGCTTGGCTTCTCGTTTATCATGGCACTAATGTGCTTGCTGATATGGCTCACGTCTTTGATGCGCACATTCGGAAGATTAGCCAGAGGCACTCCGCAGAATATCTCAAGCATCTTGTGGGTCAAGAACTCCTCATCGCCCTCTAACCTCGCAAAGCGTTGGTATTGGTCAAGCGTGATCTCTGATAGGGCGGTGGGTACAATTACCTTTAGTTCCATTGTATTAAAATAACCTTTTAGTTTTAGCGTATGGCATACCTGCCAAAGTTAGGTCTGCTCAACTTGTTGTAGGTCGCATAGCGCAGCGCATCTATGGCGTGGTTGAATGCATCTATCGGTTTGTTCAAGAGGTTGCCGTTCTTATCCTCTACCCATTTGTAGTTCTGAAGTTCCTTGATTAGATTGCTGCTTCGTGGGGTTACAAATAGCTTGTGCCGCTTCAGCACGTCAATACCCACTATGACGCTATCTGCGCCCTTCTGCGTGGGTTTCACGTTCCATCCCATACGATGCAGCTCCTCAATAGATTTAGGCTCCGCAGAGTCAGCATATATCTCTGCCCTTCGGTCAAGGCCAAGTGAGGCAAGTACGTTGCTGATGTCGGGGTTGGTCATCCCTGTGCGGTAGATAAGTTCATCCACATAAAGATTGTCTCCCGACTTGTAAACCGCCACAAGTGCGGTAGGGTCGTTGGTGTAACCAAAGTCCATCCCGTGACATAGGAGCGTGGCATCCGTTGGTATCTCTGCCTGCCCGTATTGGAAGATGGTGGCTCTGCTCATACCACGTTCTCCTAATCCATAGATTCTCCAATAGTCATTGTCCGTATGTTGCAGCCTTTCTATCTCCTCAACAATAGAGGCATCCAAGAACGGGTTATCAAGGTAGGTGGATTGGATGTAGGTGACATCATCACGAGTCAGCAGCTTATCGTAAATCCAATGGAACGCATCAGAGGGGTTGTAGTCAACCCATATCTTGCCTGTGGTACGAATCAAGAGCTGAAAGAAATCCTCCCAAGTGAGTTCGTTTGCCTCATTGCAGAATAGGTAATCACGTCTTGCTCCCCGTTTCTTCTGCGGTTGGTCAAGGCTGATAAACTCAAAGAGGTTCCCGTTTAGCTCGTAGGTGTAGTCGCTCTTGTTATGCCGTGCCTCATCGTAGAGACTATTGGCATTTAGGATTTCAAAGAAGTCACGATAGGCCGTCATCTTGAGAGACGGCAGAGACTTGCGGACAATGGAATACACCTTACCCCTGTCCTCCATCGCCATCACGATGAGCATCTGCAAAAGCGAGTAGGTCTTACCAGAACGACTGCCGCCTTGATTGACTACTATCCGAGTTGGGGCGGTGTAGTTCTTCTCAAAGAGTTCGCTACTCTTGATGTTTAGCTCGGACAATCTCTACTTTGATTTTGGTTAGCTCATCCGATACCTCGTGTGAGTTCTCCACCCTTGCGAGTTTGGGAGTCGTGTACTCTGCCATCTTGTTCAAGAGGTCAAGTGCGCCCTTCGGGTCATCAGCAGCAACTTGGGTGAGCCATAAGGTCATATTCTCAAGGTTGGCTTCAATGAGGGTTTGGAATGCCTCCCGTATTTTATTGGTGGTCTTGTTTGGTGTTCCGCTTGGCCTTCCTGTGTTGCCTGCTATGAACCTGCCTTTGTCATCTTTCATATCCGTTCAATTCCGTTATTTTCGGTTGTATCTAAATAACCCTTTTTGATAGGTGGTGATTGTGTGTTGCTTGAAGTCGCTCCTTCCATTCTTTAATATCACCATATGCAACATGGCAATTACGGCATAGAGCCATCAGGTTTTCTATCGTATCAGCAATTTTGCTTCCACCCATCCCTCTTGACTCGATGTGGTGAATGTCTTGCGCTTGGGCTTGACATACCTCGCAAGGGATGAAGTCAGTTGTGGAGTAGCCCATCTCTTTGAGATAGACCTTCGTGTGGTTCTTCACCTTTGGTAAATCCAACAGTCATCAATGAACCAAGCACGGGGGAGTAGTTCATCTACCGCTTGGATTACTCCCTTCCAATTCTCGTGGTAGTCATCTCCTGCGATAAAGCCTCCCTTCTTTACTTTAGGTAGCCATAGCTTGATATCCTCCTTTACGGCCTCATAGGTATGGGTTAGGTCTATGAATACTACGTCTAACGATTCGTTGGCAAACTTCTTTGATGCTGCTTTGGATGTTGCTTTGATTGCCTTGTACTTGCGGTCTCCCATATTCTCCACAAAGAGATTGTAGATGTTCTGTTCCGTTGCAAGTTTATGTGTGGTCGTGAGTTCGTTTGGCGAACCCTTCCAAGTGTCAACGATTGTGATTTCTTGGTATGTTGCGGTGTCGCATAGGTAGGCTGATGACTTACCGAGCCACGCCCCCAACTCTACGAACGTGCCGTCTGCGGGCATATTGGCAAGGAGGTAGTCGTATGCTGCTTGGTGGTTGAACCACCCGTCTATTTGTTTGCTCGTTTTCATTTTAGGGCGTTGTAATAACAAAGGTACTGCTCTACGCATATAAGTGTGCCGAGCCTTGCGGCTTCACTAGCAAAGATGCCATCGGCCTCATAGGACATTTCAAAGCGTAGGTTGGGCAGGTCGTATGGCTTGAACATATAACATGCGGTGTCTATGTTGCCGACTTGTGGTTGGTCGGTAGGGCGTAGCCTACCTATTTGCCCCCACGTTACGATTGAGCAGTCAAGGCCGTTTAGGTTGTTCCACTCCTCTATGAATTTTGGGTGCAGGATGTTGTCATCATCCAGATAGTACACCCAATCTTCTTTGGTAAAGGAATCAGCATACAAGTCAAGGAACTCATTGCGTAGGGGGTTGCCCATATCCCCCGTGCGTGTGGAGTAGTGTGTGACTGATGCGCCTGTTGCTTCCTTGTAATTGGTGGATGAATCCATCATTACAACCCAAGTTGCATAGGCAGGGATGTTTCTTCTCACCCTTACGAGGTTATGAGGGCGTGAGCAGGGAGTGACTATGTAAAGCATCGTAGTTCGTTTATCTTATCCATTGTGAAGTCCTGCACATACTCGTATAACGATTCCGTTAGGTCAGCAACTTGGTTAGGGTTTTCTTTTAGCCTCTTGATTGCTCCTGCCCATTCGCTTGGGTGCTTGATAGCAATGCAGTTCTCTTTGGTGATATAGGGTGAATAAGGTTGCGTGTTGCTCACTATCAATGCGCACTTGCTAAACCCTGCCTCAAGCATCTTTAGGTGCGACTTGCACTTGGCAAACTCGGAAGTGCTTAACGGCACAAGGCTCACATCAAAGAACTCGTAAAGTTTATGGTAGTGTGTTGGTGGCATCGTAGGCAGCCTATGGCTTGCCTTCATAATGTCTGGGTATCCATCCACCTCCGCGACATACCCTTGATAACCTTCAAGGTTGATTGTAGATTCCCTTACGTCTAGTGCGTGGTGGTTGCCACCAATATACCCGAAGCGCACTTCTTCGCTTGGCTCTCGCTCTACCTGCCACGTTGGTACGCTGATGGCATTGGGGATGATTCGGATGTTGGTATTATACTTCTTGACCTTTGAGGCAAGGTGCTTGTTTGTCACCCATACCTCATCTGCTGCTTTCATAGAGCGCACGATGCGCTCCCTCATCTGCTCCGAGTAAATCCCAAGCAAGGGATGCGTAGGAGGCAGCACCCACCAGTCATCATTGTCAACGATTAGCTTGATTCCCTCTTTGCGGCATAGTTTCAAGAAGTCATCAAACGGCTCTACTGGGAACACCCTTGAGGTAAAGATATGAGTAACCTTCGGCCATATTTCGGGGTCAATGTCCGTTATCTTCTCAATGAAAAAGACATCTACATCCTTGTGGCATATCAAGGGTGCAAATGTCCTGTGGTGTGATACACCCGAATTCTGTTTGTGGAACGCAAGAACGAATGGTCTAATCATATTGTTCTGTGTCGTTGTGTTCATCTTTAGGTCTGCGCTTCATAATTGGTGGTCTATCCTTTTCTCTTTGTTCAGCAAGACACTTCGCAGCGTAGCCTTTAGGCATTCCTTTGGTTTTACGCCTGTTGGCTTTATACCTAATTGTTGATGCCTTGCCTTTTCTCATTTCGCTCTAAAAACTTCACCCACATCCGAGCAGCTACTGCCCTGCGTTGGGGTTTGAACGGGTAGGTGCTACGGAGCTGCGCCATAGCAATCCTCATAAATTGCTCTCTCATAGCGATAAGTCGTGTTCGGTTAGTAGCGAATGAAGTTTGTCTCTTGTTCCCTCGTAAGCTTTGTGAACCTCATCAGGCATTGAATCAGGAGCGTACTTGGTCAAAGCTCGCAGTTCGTTATCCATTACCCACATAGCGTACTTCCATTTAGCTCCATTGACTGCATCTTGGAACTCCTCTTGCTCATCAGGTAGGTTGTATTCAAGTGTTGCTTTCATTTCTCTTTTGTGTTAAAGACTGTTTTGTTTTCCTGTGGGTAGTAGGTATAACCATTCGTACTATCCTGTAGATTTTCTTGATTGGTGTTAAAGGTTTCGTTGTAGTAAGTTTCGCCCATCCATTGCACAAGACCTTCTTCATTGTAATCCCAACCTTGTTTAACTGCATTCTCAATCTCCTCCTTGTGCATTGCTTTGGCTTGTTCAAAGCTCATCTTAACAGCCTCAAGTAAATCACCATCGTGTTCAAAGTGTGACTTAAGGTTGTTGTAAATCCATTCAATACTGCTCTGTTTCATTTCTCGTTGGTGTTAAAGTGTTCCGACAATCGTGTACGAGTCTAAGTCCTCACCCAAGATGAAGAACTGCTTGTACATTTCAATAGCCTCTAAAGTTTTGCGCTCACCCTCTGCCACAAATTCGGAGCTTACAGAATAAATACCTATGTCAAGGCTTGCCTTGTCAATAGCGATAAAGAAGAACTTATCAATCGGCACTCCGAACAATCGGGTGTAGATAAATGCCTGCACATCGTAGCCGTACTTCTTTGCAGAGTAGGGGAATGCTCGTAGGTCGGTTGTTGTTTTCAAATCAGCCAAGAATCCTTCAGCATAGATGTCAGCCTTCGCCCTAAAGGGCAGGCCGCCAATCATACCAATTTTTGGTACTTCAAACTCGCAGCCTGTGATAAGCCCAAGCACGTTCTCGTTGCGCAGGAGCGCATCAGAGATGCGTTGCGCCTCGTTGTACTCTTTGCGGGTGCATAGGTTGCGCTTGCCCTTTGCATCCTGCCACGCCTTTGCGTTCTTGCTCTGCACCTCAATCACCTCGTAGTCCGCTACCCTGTGCGGCTCAAGAGCCATCAGGTGAACGAGCCTGCCTACGGCAAACGCATCGGAGTCCTCGCTGCCGTACTTTGTGACATAGTGGTACGTCTTGGGTGAGGTGAGCAGCAGCTTGCAAGCAGAGGATGATAGGGCGTTCTTACCGAGTACCCCGTAGTAAAAGTCATCATCGTGCATCTTCTCAAGGATTGTCTCCATATCCCAAGTGCTTCCGTCAAGTAGTTCTATGATTTTCATAAGATTGGTTTTTATTAATTAATTAAAGGTATGCATTTTTTAGCGAGTGCTGCTACGACATCCACAGTTACTGCGTTGCCTAAAGTTTCATATCTATGAGGCTTGCTAATACAAGATGTCCAATTATCGGGGAATCCTTGAAGCCTCTCGCATTCTATCTCGGTCATTATACGAATTTGGTTACTTGAACCAATGTAAGTCCCTTGACTTTTTGCTCCGTAGTATCGCTTGGTGATGGTAAGAGAGGTGTCACTTTCGCTTCTTGCTTTGTGATTATTCGCTCGACAGCGAGGGCTGATAGGGAATACCCCTCCCCAATCTGCTCCTGTGGTTGTAGAATATCCGACAAGGTATATCCGCTCTCTATTTTGGGGTAGAAACCAACTTGTATTAAGCAGTTGCCATTCAAGTCTATAACCCCCAATGTCGGTAAAGGCTTGGATAATCGCCCAAAAGTCTGCGCCATCATTTGAGGAGAATGTCCCTTTAACATTTTCCCACACAAATACACTTGGTCGGCATTCGCTAATAAGACGGATTGCTTCGAGGACAAGAGAACTTCTTTGTCCTTCCATCCCCTTTCGGTTTCCTGCCAATGAGAAATCTTGGCAAGGACTTCCAAAAGTGATGAGGTTGATTCTTGGAAGGTCTGCTCCTCGAACATTGGTAACTGAACCGACATAGGTTGAGGTTGGGAATTGATGTTTGTAAACTGCGATTGCGTGTTTGTCTATCTCCGAGAAGTAAGATGTTATTTCATATCCTGCTCTCTCAAAGCCTAAATGGAATCCACCTATCCCACTAAACAAATCAAGGTGGTTAATCTTCATTTTTGGAATGTTGCTTCGTACCATTCTTCAAAAGGCACACGAAGCAGGGCATCGTGGTAGGCTATACGCAGGGTAATCTTCTCAATGGTTTCTATGTCTTTGAGGATTGATTCAGATATGTCTGCCGACTTCAACTCTCGGAGCAGTTGGGATATAGTTTGGTATTTCATTTTGATTGGTTTTAATTATTCTTCTGATGCGACTTGAGTTGCCCAATTCATCCACTTAATGTAGATGTCATCGGCAAGGTTTGGTATATCCCTGTAAATGGATGTGGTAGGGTATGCGGTGGTGTTGGTATAGCCATCCTCGTTGTATGACTCCTCTATGTATGTGATTTGCATCTCGTACTCGTAGAAGTCAGCAACGTGGGCAAAGCCAAGCCACTTGGCAAGAATCTCATCGGAGTTCTTGTCATCAGGGTTGTAGTCCTCAAGGGCATCCCAATAAGACTGCGGTAGTAGGTCGGCATCTTCGAGCCAAAACTTCAGGTCGTTGTATGTGAATATCATCTTACAGGCTTATTAGAAATTCAACAAGGGCAAGGCTGCCAATAAGGGTAAAGATAATCGCTAATGAAGCAACTGTCTTTGCAAGGTAAACTTTGAATTGGTACATCTGATTGGTTTTTGTTACTTACTTAATTACTCCGTTCGGTAGTTTTACCATCAAAGTTATATTCGACTCGTGGCAAAGATTTTCGTAATACGCTGATTCCGACCGATTATCGTTGACTATCGTTTCTATTCTGTATGACTCTAAAAACTTGTCTCTTTTGTCAGCCCCATTAGGAAAGTAAGACGCTATCATTACTTTGGGGTACATTTTCTGTTCTTCAATAGTTAGCATAGTGCGTGGTATTTGTGATTGGTTTTTAATTATACCCAAATATATAACAACTTTACTAATTATTCACACTCCAATAAAAAATAAATAAAAAAAAGAGGACTACTTGCCCTCTCTGAATTGTGTGTAGCAAACTGCTATTGCTTGATCTTTATTTGGGTACTCGCTTCCGATAGCCTCCAAGCAGCGTTGGATGTATTCGGATTGCTTTTCACCACTTTTGGGTTGAGGGATTGGCATAGGTTAAAACTTTAAATGAAACTAATCTTTGAATGTCTGGCAACTCAAGTCTGCTTATCACATCCTCCCTGCCTTCTCTTTGGTAGTATTTTCTTGTAGCATCTTGCTTTGTCACAAACACAGGCTCTACAATCTGCTCACATAGCCGTGCAAGTTCTTGCGTTCTTACCATGACAAAACCACCAAGCTCTGGCATATCAAATGCGATGTACTCGGCTTTGCCGTACATCCATCCATTGTCACCTTTTACGTTCTTGAACTCAACCCAGATGGTGTTAGGGTGGTTGCCGCCTTTTACATCTACGGATGTTGTTCCATTTAGCCGTGTAACGAAGTAGTCAATGTGGTCGTAGATGTCGGTGTTGCGGTCTGACTTCTCACAAGAGTAGCCGATGGCCTCGCAAGCCTCTACAAATCTCTTTGCGGTAATGTCCCCAACTTGATTGGAGTACACCCTGCGCTCGTTACTGACCATAAGCGTTGTATAATGTCTCAAGCTCCTGCAACCTACCACGAAGGCAAGAGCCGCAGTTGGTGGGCTTTACCGAATCCTTAAAGACTCGGTTGTAGATTCTATTCACTTCCGTCTGCTCAATGGCGGTCACGGTGTTCCTGCCTCGCATCTTGCCAACAAACTCGTATTCTTCTTTGGTCAAGCATTCGGGCTTCCTATACCTAAATAACTTGTTAAGTTTCTCTTTACGAGCATCGCAACCGCAGTCCACGCCTGTGGCTTCGCTAAACCAATCTACCGCAGCTTTGATGCCTGTGGCGGTTGTGATAGTCTCGATGGTATCACCCAAGCCGCTTTGCTTCTTTGTACGCTTCGTAGGTGTCTTGACAGTCTTCTTGGATTCGCTCTCTTGCATTTTTTAGTGTGTTGAATATGGAACGTGCTGAAATCTTGGTCTCATCCGCTAAAGTACGGATGGACATATCGGTGTTGTGGTATAGCGCAAATATCTTTTTGTCGTACCAATGCCAATCGGTTTGTGTTGACCATACCCTGTCGTAGAGTTGGATTAGCTGCACCTCTGCATCTTCGTTGGCCTCCTCGTAGATGAACTCCTCAAGGATGTCCACATCTACAAATTCAAATCTTGCCCGTTGGCGCATCAAGGTGGCGTACATATTTCGCAGAGTAACGTACACGAAGAAGGTGTTGACCTCCGTTTCGTTGTACATTATTTTCTCTGCGTCATCAACGTATTTGTACAATCTGACGTACATCTCCTGCGTAAGCTCTTGGGCAAGGTCATCACTCGCTCCGAAACTCTTGCACATCCGAATCCAATCGGTCTGCCGCTTTGCTAATACTGCGAGGAGTCCCAAGTGATTTCTACAATTACAACAAACAGAGCAAATTGAACGGTGTGCATCACAATATCCTCCTCAAGGTAATCGGTCTTTGACCAATTTGCCCCAACTACAAGCCCATAGATTGGGTAAAGCCCTACGTTAAAATTCATTGAATGTCCGTTTTAGAGTTAAGTATAGTTCTTTATACTTAGATAACTCCGCTACCACCTCATTGAGTTTATTTAGTTCCTGCTCCATCGCTTCAAAGTCGGGCTTGTCAATCGTTGCCATAGGGTTTTCTTCAAGAACGCAGCAGGCTACCTTGTAGTAGTGCTGATAGTCCCCGTAGATAAGGCGGTCTTTGTGCATCCTTACGGCATAGGCTACCGAGCTATGGTCTTTGTCTATGGCCTCACCTAGTTCGTGGAGCGTGGCGTGGTTGCGGAATGCTGATACGAATGCTGCTCTCGCGGTGGATTCTTTGTGCGCTCGGCTGCCATTGTCTTGAAACCCAAGACGGGCGAAGTATTGCTCTTTAGATACTTTTAATTGGCGTAGTTCGAATGGTCTCATTAGCATTTGCAGCGTTTCGCTCTGCCCTCGTTGTAATTGGTTATTATTTTGGTTATCGGCATAGTGAAGTGCTTGTGATCTTTTAGTCTTTTGAACTTCATCTCACTCGCCCATTCCACTAAATTGTCATCTTTGTCTTGTACGATAGTGTAGTCAACCACTAGGTAGTCCACCCCATCTACTGCAAAGCATTCGTACTTCTGAAAGGGTGAGAGGATTTGCTTCATAGCGAGTCCTCAATAATCCCTTGCAGACGTTGTATCTCGTAAATCATTTGTTCGCTATCAACTCGCAGCTTTGAGTTAGCCAAGTACATCTCATTCATTTTGCCCTCTGTGAACTGGCGGTAGTCAATAAACTGCTGCAAGAGTAGGTCTGCGTAATGGCAAGACATAACGTGGTGCAGGATGTCATCTTGTACCTCTCTGCCTTTTGCTTTGTCTGCTGCTTGCTGCGCCAACCACATCGCAGTACCTGCAAGCATCAACTGCTTCTCCCTTATGTAAAGGTCGTGTGAGTCATCAGAAGGGTACATCGCTCGCAGGGGTTTCATCTGTTTTTATCGGCAGCAAGTTACGCCCGTTTATCACAAAGCCAACATTACCTAAAACGCTCTGCAAAACAAGCGGAGTTTCAAGGGGCGTGATGCGCCCACCAGATTCCATCTCCTTCACTTTGCGAACGTGGATGTGCGTGTATATCCAATCGGTTTCGTGAGCCGCAAAGCGGTGGATTACAATTACGCAGTCCGACCTGTTGCCCCACTTACCGCCACCTTCAATGTCTGATGTGTTTGGCGGCATCGCCATCCCTTCGTACTTGTGGCCTTTGTAGAATGTCTTACGCATTGCCTCCGTTACGGGGTGAGCGTTTACGATTGTCGTGACGTTGTTCTGATGGGCAAACACACGAAGCGCAGAGGCTACCTCGTAGTGATATTCGTGCATCCCTGTCTTGCCTAATTTCTTTTGGTCTGTTGATAGGGAGTTGTAGGGGTCTATCAAAGCACCCGTATAGTTCCATTCGTTCTTAACGGAGTTCATTATTTCAAGAAGTTCAAATGCGGTGAATAGCCTGTTGCTGTCTATGAATTGGAAGTACTCGTTAATGAAGTCAAGCTTGCGGTACATCATCCCCTCATCAATCCCTTGAATGGGTTTGCAAACTAGGAACTCAATCAACTTTCGCTTGAGGCTGGGCACTTCATTCTCTGCGGAGTATATCAGCCACTTCTTGCCGAAGTTATACGACTGCAAAAGCATAAGGTAAAGTAGCGTGTGGGTCTTGCCCACGTTAGCGTGGCCGACCACTACGACAAACTCCCCATCTTTAAGTCGTAGGTACTGATCTACTTCATAAACACCGAGCTTGCCCGTGTCATAGTACTTGCCCTTTAAGGCTCTCTGGAGGTATGGTAACGAAGATTCGTTAGATAGGAGGTCGGGATGTATCATTGATTCTGATTGGTTCACAAATATAGCAAAATAATTGACATAAAAAAACCCCTCCGTAGAGGGGCTTCACACAACGACCTAATATAAAACCAATCAGAAAGGGTCGTTGCGATTTGCAAAATGCTCGGTGTGTGATGCAGAAGCTGAACTTGCGCCTGTCATCCAAGCGTTAAAGGTCTCTGCGTTGGCAAGGATGGTGTTGACATCGTGTTGCGCAGCACAAGCGTACTCAACCGCAGCCTTTAGAGCAACCTGTCGGATGATTGAAAGTGAGCGCTCATCGTTATTTTTAGGCGCAGATGGAGCTGATTGGTTATAGCCTCCACCACTACCAAAAGCATTGGCTCGTTGGATTTTCACAGTACCCTTTTCGTTCTTGGTGTACTCCACGTCTTCGCCTACGGCATAGGGTGGGGTCTGTGATTTGGCAAAGGCAGTACCGAAGTCTCCGTTGTCGAAGCGAACCTCAAGCTTGAATAAATCTTGCCATTGGCCTGTCGGGGTGATTGAAATAATTTTTGACATAATAGATTGGTTTTAGATAAATAGAATTGATTGCTGCTCCAGAACATCAATACGAGCTTGAAGCTCTTGTATCTTGTTTTGAAGTGCTTGGATTTGTGCTTGTTGCACTTGCACCATCTCGGTGTAAACGTCTGATGAGAATGATAAAGTCATAACTGATTGGTTTTACAGATTGATGTTACGATTAGAAAGCGTTTGCCTAAACATTTCTTTCATATCAAGAGCGTTCTTCTTGTCGGTTCGGGTAGTAGCAGTTTCAAGTTTTGCAGACCATGTGTTGTAAAACTCAAGTAGGCGTTCAGTAGATAAATGTTGCATAATGATTGGTTTTTAATTATACCCAAATATACAACTAATTATGAATTGACCAACACGCCACTAAAAATAATTTCTGCCGTGTCTTTGGGAATTGTTGTATCGTGTACCAACTTTAAGGAATGCACGTATTTGCGTGAGTCATCCTTCACGCCACCCCAAGTCTTGAATGTGTCAAGGGCAAACTTCACCGCCATTATCGCATTGTCAATATCGTATCGGTAGTTGACCTTGCAAAGGATTTGTACATCAGTTATCTGCTCAAGATCATACTCTGCTAGTTGCAGCATCACCTCATCGCAATGCTTGGTCTTTGCCTTTGCACGGACTGTCCAATGCTTGGATGCGTAGAAGGCGTTGAGGCTTGGAACCTTGCCGACTACGACCTTGTACGTTTTCAGTTGTCGGGTATCAGATAGCCGCATTGGATGGCGAAGTGCAGGTCTATCTTGGCAATCTCACCCAGTAGCTCTTGTTCTTTGTACTTCGCCTGTTGGCGAGCTTGGTATGTGGCTTCGCAGTTTGACATCAGCGTAGCACACTCCTCAAGGATGAAGTCTATCTTTCTGCGTTTGGCAGGGTTAGTATAGTACTGCATATCGGCTTGTTGTTGTTTGGCTTCCTTCGCTTGTTGCGCTAATGGTTTGCTGCTCATCTTGGCGTTCAAGTTCAAAATTTAGGTGAGCGATGGCCTTGCGGATGTCATCGCAGATAGGATTGTGAGGTTTCTTGCCTGCTCTCATTAGGTAGGTGAGGGCAGTTCCAAGATTGTAATTATCTGGTTGGAAGTCCATCACCACATCCTTCGCCTCTATCTTCAACGTCTTGCCGATGTAGTACTTTGGTGTCATTAGCCAAAGGTACATCATCCCAATAAATGTAGATGTGGTCATTCATTATTTAGAATCATTACATATTAGCATAAGGACTTGCGTATGTCAATTTTATTTTGTTTTTTATCAAAGTTGAATAGTTAACTTACTTAACTTAACTACTTAATCAACTTTCAAGTTGATATTAGTTAGTATTTAGTCAACTCTTAACTTTACCAAACAACTTAAAGAAAAAGAAACTAAACAAAGAAAAAGAAAGAAGTTGCGTTGTAACGCATCCAAATACCTCAAGGTATAGAACTATACCCTTTCGCATATAAAGTCTCTTAAAAAGCCCCTAATGTATCTTAAAGGGTATAATTACTCGGTTAGTTTATCTACCCAACGCTTCACGATGTAGCCACCCACCAAAATAAGCATAAGCAAAACTGCTGCTCCCTCAAGAGTCCATCCCCTCTGCTTCTTCTCCTTCGTTAGAATCTTGGTTTGTGTTACTCTGATCGTATCGGGCAAGCAGGTTGCCTCAACGTACACCTTTCGGTCTATGTACTGGAGCTGCAACCTTACCTTGTCTTGGTAAATTGTCGTGTCCTTGTAGAGTTCCAACGTGTCGGTTAGGTACTTTGTCTTGGTGACAATGACCGTGTCCCGAACAACTACACTCTCTAGGACTGGTTTCACAGTAGCGCAACTGCTAACTACCGCAAGAGTCGCAGTCAGCAGGATTGTCCACATTGCAAGTCGGTTGGGGTTTAGTTTCAAGGGAGTCAAGCCATTCATCAAAAGAGGAGGTATTTAGTTTTGCCATTGTGCTTTACTGCTTTTAGGATTTGTTTTCGGTTCTTGGTACTTGAGTAACTAACGTGAACCCACGATGGCGCAGTATCAGAGCCAAATTCCCAAATGAGTTGGTCGAAGTCTAAATTGTCCTTAATCCAATGGAACAAGACATCATTGCCTGCTTCGCACTTGAGGTCAGCAGCTTGTCCTTGCGTATGCTGCGAGGTCTTCGCTCCCCCTACTTTGCTATTCACCGCAGGGCTGCGGTATGCACTCGTTACTTTCACCGCACCTAATGCGTCTCTCGTTGGTTGTAAGACGTTTTCTGCAAGCGCACGGAGGTTGGGTTCCAAGTGCTTGGGTAAAGCGTTAGGAAGCCCTGTTTTTGTAGCAGTCAGTTCTGCGAGGGTAAAGTTCTTGGTCACGTTTTTAATAGATTAAACTGGACATTTTACACATTATGCTCATTTGAGTTTACACTTTGCATTTTTTGCATATTGCTTAATGTGCCTTTAATTGCACAATTTGTAGTCATAATGTACATTAAAACGTACATTAACAGGTAAAGTGCGCCTTAATGCACATTTTAACGACCCTGTGACTTGTAGGGCTTGGCGTAGTTCTTACTCGCTTTGTTGGCAGATGCACTCTTTGAATGCTTGCCTCGCTTCTTGCTCTTACTTATTCGTTGGCTTACCGCCTGTTGCTTTGCCATCGTCTTTAGGGTCTTTTAGGAACATCAATGCAAACGCACCTACCATAAATGCACTCATCTCCGTGAGCGTTGCTTTCTCATAAAACACCAAAACAAAACAAAGGCCGATAATAATCAGCCCAAGTAGAGTAGTCTTCGGATTGCCGAAGATGCGCTCAATTAGCACCTTTGTCCTTCTTGTAGTCCCTTCGCCACTTCCAAAGAGTGTACGCAAGTGAGGTTACAAGTACGGCTAAACCCAACGCTTGATGGGCATAGCTTACGAGAAGTCCTGCTCCCGTTAAAGACCAAGACGTGATTACGCTATCAGCCGACTCCTTTGTCATCTTTGTTTAGGGTGTTCTCGTAGGCAGATACCAAGACCCGAACCTCATCTAATTGCATTAGTAGATTCGCCTCTTGCTGCTTCAAAGCATCCAAGCGGTTTTGTAGGTGTTCCATTTACTCGGCTGCTGCTTCCTCAACCACTACGGGCGTTGGAATCATTGCCCAAGCATCGTTGGCAAGGGTGCGGTAGTAGCCATTAACTCCCAATACCTCATCGGCAGCAGGGTCGTTAACTGCAAGCACGGTGCGCCAATAAGATGAAGCGATAACGGCTCCGTCTTTGGTAACGTCAGTTGTTTTGCGAACTGCGATAGTTCCGTCTAATTTGACGTTGAATTCGCTGATGTAGATTACTTCTTCAATCATTTTGTTTAGTTTTATTTATTATACGGTGTAAGTTACTGATACCATTATTGAACTTCCATTTTGAAAATCAGCATTTGTTAAGTTTGATGCTACACCCAAAATTGTAATCTCCCCCAACGCAATGTTAGTTACGCTTGTATTTAGAAAACCTTGAAATGTATTTGTAAAAGAAACATTATCTAATCTCAATAAAATAGGAACAAGTGCTTCGGCAATAGCTGCGTTTGCAAATGGTAGTCCTGTAATTGTAGCATCACCCGTAGAGCTTCCCTTGTCTGATAAAGCTAAGTATCCGCTTGCGGTAACTTGACGGCCAATCTTTGTATAGCGACCTGTGTTGTTTACATAAGTAGCACCAACAGACGCACCACCAAAAGCAATACCCATAGTCCAAGTGCCTTCTTCGTAGTCATCAAGGGCGTTGGCTGCTGCGGTATCGGAACCAAAAAGGATGCCCGTGCTTGCACGAACTTGGCCTACCACGTCTAATTTAACGGCAGGCGCAGCCGTGCCGATGCCTACATTGTCAGTCGTTCCGTTAATGAAAAACGGAGTAGTTGCATTCGTTATGTTGTTGATTGAAAGCCCTGCGGCAGCAACAAGAGTATTGTTTTGAATCTGCCAAGTAGGAACCCCCGTGCGCTCAATGCGAATATAAGGAGTAATTCCGTTAAGCGTAAGCATTGCATCAGGCATTGCCGTGCCAAGACCTACACGTGCCGTAGAGAGAGCAAGAATTGAATCATTACCCAATCCATCAGATAAGAATTTACCCGTTGCGCTTAATGGCCCGTTATCACCTACCTTAATAAGGCTATCGTATGTGTCCTGTGGGGTTGTACCCGTTAATGTTGTTCCCATTTCTAATTATTCCAAGTTGTTGACCAAGTATTCCAAATTTCTTCTATCAACTGCCAAGCACCTTGCTCGTTGTTGCCGTAAAGGTTAGTAGTAGGGTGACCATAAGACAATGGCTGAACCATACCCCAAGAGATACTATTCGTTGCTGCTGCTTGACCCCAATAGATGTCATTGTTTGCTGCTCCTTGTCCCCAATCGCCTTGAACTCCCATTGTCTAAATAACTCTTTAACTTCACAATGTTGCTACGCTTCGGAGTGTAGGTGCGTATTTTCCCCTCCACCCCGTTTTGCCTCGATTCAGACCCGTTGCCCAAGCGTGTTTGGTTTGTTCGCTTCTTGTTGCCCATTCTAAATTATCAATTTGATTATCAGCCTTTATCCCGTTCTTATGATTAACCGTTTCTTTATTATCTACGTTTGGTATAAAGGCATTTGCCACGAGGCGATGAACTAAATGATTTGACTTCTTGCCCTCCTTATTTAGTGTTATACGCAAATAACCAAAATTTGTTATCCACATAGTTACAAGCTTTGACTTGTACATATTGTGGGATGGCTGCCCAAACTTACCAAGCCGTTCAGCCCTTCTGTCTAAACTTCGAACTCGGCCTTTGTTGCTTACCTCATAAAATCCTTCGAAGCCTACGACTTCTTTCCATTCTTCTTGCATACGCTTTTTTTGTTAAAGATAACTACAAAACCCAACTCGAAAAGTTAGAGTCAGTATCGGGGTAAACGTCAGCGTTGTTGTTGGCGTTGTATTCGGGGAATGAGGCTTGGTTGTAGCTCATGTACGTTATGAACCTGTCGGTGTAGTACTTTGCCAAATCCCGTGCCTTGCCTACCAAATAGTCAACCTCAATCTTCTCTGCCGTTGTGCTATTCTCGGAGTTGTGCTTGAACACCCCACCATTGCCGATGGTATAAGCAGCAAAAGGCAAGTACTCCACCATCGCGTAGTGAATCAACATCGGCTGAAGGTAGTCGTTCACCAACGCCAAGTAAGGGTTGGCAAGAGTATTGGCGATGATGTCATTGCTGATCTTGTCGTACAATTTCGTTCCCGTATAGTTTTGCAGGTGTATCTCCTGCGCAATCTTGATGAACTGGATGAACTTGTCCGTGTCCACGTTACCGCCTATTGCGGTATTGCGAACCAAGTCCTCTCTTTTAATAAATAATGCCGTTGCCATATCTTAATTTTTATATCCTCTTGTTGGTGTTTCAATAGGGGCGATAGCAACGAGGGGGTCATTCTGCATAGGTCGGAAGCCCATACGAATGGCTTGGTTCACGTTGATAATATCCGTGCCGTTCAAAGAGCCTCCTCCGTAGATGTTGCCCTCTTTAGTTAGCTTCTTTCGGTAGATTCTACGCTCCCAACGATGATGACAATTTGCACCGCCTTTGAAAAGCCATACGCTATACGGCTCACCTTGTGCCTCTGCTCCTCCTTTTGAACTTAATGCTTCCACATCCTCCATCCGATAAACTCTTTTAGCAGAAAGTAAGGTGCGGCATAGCAAACGGCTTTCGCCCTCTGGGTCTTTTTTAGTTCCTACCGCATAGAAGTATCGCACCTTGTAACGCTCCGTATCTTGCTCACTTGCCTGCTGCGCTGCAAGGTCGGTGCGTGAATTGAGGTATGCCTCTACATCGTATTCTGCTCCCTCATCTTCAACAAGCTCTGCCGTGATTAGGTCAAAGTCCTGCATCAGCTCCTCCTCGCTTTCGCCAAGACTCTCAATGTTCAGTAGCAACTCTGCCGCAAGCTCATCACGCAAGAATGGGCGGTCATCTTTCTTTGCGAGTTTGACCTTCTTTTGCGCCTTCATCTGTGAGATGATATTTGCAGCATTGCCAGAAAATAATCCCTTTGCCACATCGGGGTCGAACTGAAGCATCTGTACCAAGAACGTGATGGCTTGGTCAATCGTTAGAACGCCATCCTTTACGCTCTGCATAATCTGCAAAGAGCTTGCAATCTGCGCTCCGTTGTACGATGCATCCTTCTTGATTAAGTCCTCGTTGGCTTCACTCACTTGCACGGTTTCAATGTCTTCTGTTTTAACGCCTGTTGCTTCTTCTACAACCTCTGCATCTTGTACCTCCGTTTCGGTGAACTCTAAAGGCTGAAGGGTCTTGAAGTACAAGTTGAGGCTGATGTCATTGTATGACAAGATTTGGTCTATGCCGTCAATGATAATCTGTTGCTTGGGTCTGATAACTATATTGTCAAGCAGCACCGATGCGGTCATCAGTTCATCAGCGTTATTGCCGAATCCTGTATTGTCCTTGATGCCTAAAAGCAAAGGGCTTACAATACGATGCGACACTAATATCTTCTGCGTTGATTCAGCACTCAAGAACTGATACTGCTCGGCAGCATCCGACAACTGCACGGGGTCAACCGTAGCAGCAAGGTCTTTGTTGTCGTTGAACGCAAGAATAAACTTACCAGAGTTTGAACTACCGCTAAACTTCGTAGCAATCTGCTGCTCTATGCTCCTGCGCTCCTCCTCACTTGGGACTCCGTTGTTGAAGTTAATCAACATGGAAGGCGCAAGGCCGTTCTGAATGTTGTTGATGTGGTAGTTGGCAATCTCCTCCTCTAGTTCTGCATAGGGTAAGCCACCTTGATAGTCAACGGGGGAGTAGTAGTAGAATCCTGCTCGGTATGGCTTGATGTAAAGTATCTCCAAACCCTCACGGCTCTTGCCAAATGCAGGGATGCGCACGGGAGTCTCTTTTCTGCTGCTCACCGCAAGCCAATCCTTTGCGTAGTAGTAAGCCTCAATCTCGCCATCTTCGTTTGCTCTGGCTGCCCTCAACGTCTCTACTGGGATGTGCTGCACCTCTACGATGGTGTTGTGATCTTGGGAGTACACGACCTGCAAAGAGCATTGCCCCATCATGACGTAGTCAGCAACAACCTTCTGCAAGCAAGACTTGGTGAACAAGCCACGCATCGCTGCGTACTCGCTCGGCTTCTTGGCAGAGTCTGTTGCATCTAGTCCCTTACCAAAGGTCAAATCCATCAACGAGTTGAGGATAGCGTTGTTGGTGGGTGATCCGTTGTACCTGTCAATCAGATACCCGAAATAGTCGTTGTTGTCTCCGTATTCTACGAAGTCCTTACCCTGCACCTCTTTAACAACAGGTGTGGTGTATGAACTGAAGTTCACAACGTGGACTTTAGATGATGATGTACTCATTGTTGTAGCTTGTTTCTTCGGTGTAAACATTTTGGTTCACCGTAAATTTGTCGAAATCAGTTTGTGAAGTTACAAAGACTCGGTCTCTGTATATTAGATTTCCCGATGCAAATACCTTCAAGCCATAGAATCTATTGTTGACAAGGCTAAACGTGCCTGTAAGGGTCATAAAACCATTAGCAGATACTGCCGTGACCGCAGGTGTTGCGGTGGTGTTTGTTGATTCATCAATCAGCGCAATCGTAACGCTCGCAGGGAACGTGCGTGGAATGATTACTATTGCTTGTGGCGAGGCTGATACTTGAAGGATATGCATCTTAAATAAATAACCTTTTACTTTGGATTTGTTTGAAAATAGAAAAGGGGCTTGCGCCCCTTTAACTATTCTGCCTTGCGGTAGGTTACGAGTTAGAACCCACTACAATCGTTTCAACTGCACCTGCAAGTCCTGCGAATGGATTGGCAACGGTAGCACCTGCGATGAAGTTAGCAGGAAGTTGCTCCTGTCCCTCCATTGTCAAGGTATAGCCCGATAGGTCACCCATAGCAGCACCAGTTACAATCGTTCCACCTGTTACTTCGGCTCCGTAGTTCAGACCCATCATAAAGGCGTTGCCGTTGTAGTCTTGAACGACCACATAAGGCCGACCATAGGCAAGCAACTTCAATTCTTTGTTGTCCTCCTTTGTCAGTTTGGTCAACGTCAAATTCAAAGTCTGCGTGAAGAAGGTTGTGCCATTCTCACGGCTTGAGTTAAAGGTTTGCTCAAAAGAGCTATTGCCTTTTACCAAGTATTGGTAAGCAGAGAAAGTACCACTAATGTTGGTAATCTCATCGTTGGTGAGGGTTACCGTACCCAAGTCACCGAAATCTACAAAGTACACGGCATAAATGCCACCTACTACGTCTTTACAGGGTACTGCCCTGCCTTTTGTTAAATCACAAGCCATTGTTTCTTTGTTTTATTAGAATTAAAAAAGAGGGCGAGGACATAGCCCAAGCCCCCTCTTGATTTACATTAACTCGGATTAAGAGTAAAGGACTACGTCAGAACCGATTCCGTACTGAACTCCTGCGAAGAAGCGAAGGATTACGCGGACATTTAAGCTTCCGTCAAGGTCGGACATGTCAAGGACACGCACTTCGTTTCTTTCATCAGCCAAACCGCAGCCGAAGAATAGGTTTGAAGATTCAGCAGCAACCATCTTGTTTGAAGGAAGACCATTTGCCATAGCAACGCGGATGCCATCAAAGAACAAGTCTCCGTTGCCGTACCACATTGTGCCTTTGTTGTCAACACCATTTGCTCCAAGACCAGAAGTTCCGAATCCACCTAGCGCACGGACATAAGCCTTTGCGACATTCTGTGGAACGTAGATGGTCAAGTCCTCCTTGCCGTAAAGGGCAGAAGGGATTGCATCAGCAACTTTACCAAGCTCTGTGATTACGTTAGCAGCAGTCACGGTTGTAGCAGTTACGTCAATAACGTCAGAGTCAGCAGTCATCAAAGAAAGGAATCCAGAGAACTCACCTGCACTTGCAGCGTTTCCGTTCCAAATGTTCTGCTCAATCTTCTGTGCAGTCTTTGAAGCAACGTGTGCAATCAAGAAGTCAGCAAAAGAAGCGGGGATGCTATCGTAAGCAGAGAAGCCCATCTGACCACCAATCCAAGAATCGTAGTAGTCTTTCTTGCAAAGCTGCAAGTTCACTTGGAATGCCTCAACCTCAAGAATGCGGTCGGTCAAAGTCAAGGTAGAAGTTGCATCAAAATCACAAGTGCCATCTTTTACGATGTCATTGGTGTTCACCTTCTGAAGGGTGGTGCGGTAGTTTACGTTTGGAAGAATCTCAATGAGTCCTTTGTCAAGCGTGTTAGCAGAAAGAAGTGCAGCAGAGATATACTTCTGCGCAAAAATGCCTGCATAGTTTGTGGTGATTGAAGTGGTCGTAGCCATTTTTTATATTTATTATTTGTTGATTCGTGCAAGGACTCGGTCAATCGTCTTTTGGGGGCGGTTTGAACTCATCTTTTGGACTTGCTTTGTTTCGGGGTTGTGCTTGATGGCTTTCGCAGCAGGTGCGGCAGATAGTTCTGCTTTAACCGCAGCCATCTCCTCCTTCTTGGCGTAACCGCCCATCTCCTCACGCATTCCTTTCATCTCCTCACGCATCATTGCAATCTCCTCAAGAACTCTCTCAATGATTGCAACAACCGCAGGGGCTTCTTCTGCCATTGGCATATCAGCAAGTTCGGTAGCTGCTTCGGCCTCAACCTCAACTTCTACCTCCGCTTCAGCGGTGGCTTCTTTAATTTCAGCGATTACGCCTTCTTCGGTGATGACCAAAATACGGTTATCAGCAAGTAGGTGTTCGCCAATAGGAGCAGCAACTCGGTCTTCGCCACTAATGACAAACACTTCGTTACCTGCTTCAAATGATTCTGCCTCAAGAACGGCTCCGTTCTCAAGTGTCATTTGCTCGAACTTAACCTCGCGGATGGAGGACAGTTCAGCAAGGATGCGGTTAAGTATATTATTCGCTTTCATATCTAACTAATTAAAGGGGTTTTGATTATTTGTAACATTTTTAGAGGTCTTGCCATAGAGTATTTGTGGACTCCCATAGCGTGTTGATGGTCTGCCACTCCTCGCCTCTTATCCTAACGCTTATGCCTTGACCTACTAACGAGCCTATCCCTTGCGCTTGCAATGAGCCATCGCAGCAGGTGGACTTGTAGGTGTTGTCTTTGCATAAGCATCCACGATTGCCACCTCTCGGTGATGCAACGGGAAGTTTCATTGGTCTATACATTCTTTAGGTCTTCTTTATGGTATAGGTATTCGCTATCTTCTGTATGCTCTGCGCCTGTCATCAGCCTGCCGTCAGCATCTTTATGGGTGAGACCTGTGTAGAGTTTGCCGTCTGCGGTGTAATGGGGTACGCCTGCCGCAAGATCAATCTTGCCGAGTTCCTTGAGTTTGGATTCTGCCCAACGCTTACCTGCAAGACCTCCCCATAGTAGGAATGATATTGTGCCGCAGGCTTGCGTGTCATTCTCATCGTAGTATTCTTCGGCTCTTGAAAGGTAAGAGTACATCCGTGTGATGGTCTCTACGCTTACAGGCTTGCCCTGTGCTAACTGCTGCGCTCTTACTTTACCGACAGGCGTTGCACACTTATTGCCGTTCTTCTCATTTAGTTCAATACCACGCTTGGCGTTGTTCTTCACCGCATCGGGGTAGTCAGAATACGAAGCCATCTCGGTGCGTGTTCCCGACTTCTTACGACCATCCCTTTTTATTATAGCAACAATCTGTGCAAGCATCAACGCTGCTTCCTGCTCCTCTATCTGTGCCATCTCTTGCTTGGCAAGGTTTAGCTTGTCCACGAAGTACCCCTCAATAGAGAAGCCTTTGACCTTTCCTGTCTTGACAAAGTTTGTCCAAATTTCGGGGTTGTTAACTTTCATAGATACCATCCAAGTGCCTACGGGTAAATCAAAGCCGTACTTCTTGCTCTTGTCATGTACGTCATCTTCTATTATCCAAGACTCTACAACCGTGAGGCCGTTGATGCCCACCTCGTGTTCAAGCGTAGCGTTGTTCTGTTTGGACTTCTGAAAGAACATCTCGCTTGCTTTGCGGATGGTGGCTTCGCTGAAGTACACATAGAACTCCTCTTGGCCTTCGGCTCGGTAGATGGGCTTGTTGGGTACGAGTGCTGCTCCCATAAGGATGCGCTTCTCATCGCTCTGCGTAGCGAACTCCACCCTTTGTGAGTTGAGGGCTATGAAGTCCTCCTCAATAGCAGGATATTCTACAAGGGAGATGGCATCAATGCCCGTGAGCAGCATTGATTCATCAAGTATTAGTTCAATTAGTTTCATTATCCGAATGTTGCGGTTCTTACTCTTTGGCGTTGTAGTTGTTGTGAGGTCGTTACATCCTGCCCTACGACATAAGCACGGATGGGTTGGCTAAACTGACCGCCTATGCTTTGTGCAAGTTGGTTCACGCCACCCTGTCCGACTATGTTAAACTGCGGTGGTTGTGATGGCGCGGTCGGGGTAGATGTAGGTGTTGATGGCGTTGAGCCGCCTCCCGTTGGTTGTGCGCGGTTAATGTCACGAATTGATGCAACGGTTGTTGCTGCAAGTGCTGCCAACTGAATACCACGATTGATAGAACCAAAGGGTTCTGGTAGCGATGTGCTATTCTTGAAGATTCCGACTGCTGCTTGCGCTGCATCTATAAGCACATTTGCTGATGCTACGGCTTTGCTATTCTTGAATAATGCACCAAGCGCACCCTGTACCGCATCAATGGACTGATTAACCATTGCGGCCTTTGAGTCTTGCGCTGCCTTCTCTAATGCAGTTGTAGCATCCGTTGTCTTTTTTGTGATAGCAACAATCTCTGCTGACTGCTTCTCCTCAAGAGCAAGTCTCTGCTCTGCCGATAGTTCATCCAACTGAAGCAAGGCGAAGTACTTATCACGAACTGCGTTTATCTCACGTTGTTGGTCGGTGAGTAGCATCTCGTATGCCTTGTCCAATGATGCGCTCTGCTGCAAATCAAAGTCTGATAATGCCTTCTCCTGCAATGCTGCAAAGGCTTCTTCGGCCTTTATCTTCTCATCGGCTGCTGCTTTCTCCTCTGCCCTCAATCCCTTTACTTCAGTACCAAGTCTTCGCTTGCGAGCGATGCTCGCCTGCTCTAACTCCAAAACACGAGCCTCTGCCTCTGCAATGGCTACCAACTGCTCCTCGTTTACCTCCGATATTCTTGACTGCGCCTTAAGAGCTGAAAGCCTTAGCTTTTGGTTTGCTACTTCTTTTGCCGCTACTTCTTCTTCTAACGCTCCTGCTTTCTCTACCGCAGCGATACGTTCTTCTGTGCTTTTCGTTAGGTCATCAGCAATGAATCGTGCCTCCGCTATCTGCTTGTTGGCCTTTGCACGTTGTACGATTAGCGCACGTTCTGCATCTTCTACGTCATTTAATAATCCTGCGACTCTTGCTCCCTCTTTGGCTGCTGCTATTGCTGACTTGCCGAGTTCACCGATTGCATTGACTGCACCTGCAACCTTGTCGGTGACGTTCTCAACTCCAAGCGCAACCTTGCCTGCTGCATCGGCTGCGGTCTTCGCTGCTGCGGAGAACTCACCCTTTAACGCAAGACTGATTGCTTTACCCAGAGCAGGAAGCAACTCAAGCAAACCTTCAACTCGGTTAAAAATGTTTTCTTTAAGGGCGTTGCCAAAGTCAATCAATGCTTGCTTCGGGTCGCTGAAGGTCTTAAATAATGCTTCTCCAAGCTTAACAAGTACATCTGTAAGTTTGCCAACGACTGCACCAAGTGCGCCCATAACAACCGCTAATGCATCACCACCACGCTCGGTGTTCTTAAAGTAAGTGACAAGAGACGTTACTGCGACTAGCAACGCACCCAAGCCAGTTGCGATGATTGCTCCTTTGAGTGTGCCAAATGCTTTTACCGCACTACCAATGCCACCCTGCAAACTCTTGAACGCAGATACTGCACCGCCTGTACGCTTGTCTAATGCCTCAAGGCCGCTACTGATAGCCTCGTTTGTCTCTTTGGCTTTGGTCTGGGTCTTGTCAGCCTCTATCCCTACGGCTTTAAGCGCAGCAATAGCGGATGTGGCATCCCCTTTAATCTCAATTATTTCAACTGCCGCCATTGTAGCTTAATATATTCGTTCCATCCTTCGGGTAGTTTGTTCTTGCCTTTGGCGATTTCAACGCAATCACCTGCTCCAAGCCACTCATCCGAGTTTAGTATTTCAATTAAATAACTTAAATATCCTGTCTTCATACTACGTTGAGGAGTTCAAATGATGCTTTGCCTGTGGTCATATTTAGACTCACGTTGTTTATGACGTACTTGGTGTTGTTCCAAATGATTGCATTCTGAAGGTTCAGCGTTATGATTTTGCCGATGGGCAAGACCGCTTCTACGTTGTACACCCTTCTTGCTTTCGAGTATAGGTCGGTAATGTAGTTTGACCACTCGTTGTTGTAGAGGCTTTGGTTTACCGATTGCAGGTGGTATGGGTCTATGTCTGCGCCAAACGTAATTGCGTGTGATGAGGCAGCACTTTGGTAGCGGTTTGACGTATTAGCATACCAAGCGATGTTCACTTGTTCGTGAGTGCCATCTGCATTTACAAATGTTAAAGGATTTGTTTCTTCAAGGTCGTAGTTATCAAAGTAGCCATAAAACAATACGGGCGCACCCAAGTATGGGTTGAATATACCATCCTCGTTTGCTTCGCTTGTGATGCTTTTGTACACGAGTACGTTTGTGAGAACTCCGTTTGCTTGGTCAGTAAGCCTTTCAAATAGCGGACATTCAAACGGAACCTCAATAATAAAATCATCGCCATCAAAACTAAAGGTGTTGTTCAAATCCCCAAAGCCTACGTTGTTTGTCTGTAAGTATTGAAATCCAATTATTGCTTGGGTCTCTTGGTACTTAAATTCAATCTCCCTGTAAAGGGGTGGGCGGTTCACGACATACTCCGTGATATCAAGATAGGTCTGATAGTTTTGGTCGGTTCCTGCTGCGTACCAATCCTCCAACGGCTGAAGCAAGAAGCTCGTTGATGTAGTTGGTACAATCACCATATTGTACATCTTCAGAATCCCTGCCAAGAAGTCCTTTACCTTTATTTCGGGCATTATGTCCGAAACCACCACGTTGAAGGAATAGCTTGCTGATAAGGTTTGGTCAACCGAGAACTCGCTTGTAGCAGTTATAGAATCAATACCCGAATAGTCCGTGCATTGGTATGTCATTGCCGTAGGGGTCTGCGGCCTAATAAACAACTGCACCGTATCGCCTGCGGCAAAAGACAAAGCAGCCATTGTTGTAGTTACAGAAGATGCAGCGTGTGCAGGAACTAATACAGAAAAATCAAAAATCCCATTACGGAATACAGAAAGCTCATAGTTTTCGCTTACGTCTTTCATTGTGATTTGTAAGTCGTATGGCGCATCGTCAGGAACAGTCCAAGTATCGGTTGTTAAATTGAACTGCGAACCGCTACCCGTATTGCGATTCATATTTATTAACTGATAAGCAATGTCGTTGCCACCTGCAAATAGATACCCCTCGTAGCGATGCAGCCATAGCGACAAATCAACAAACGGAGTAGCAGACAAGAATGAACCTGTAAACGTGATGCCGTATTGGGCTGCTATTGCATTAAGAATAGATTGAACCTTGAGCGCGGGCTTTAACTCGTAGTAGCGGATTCCACGCTGACCTGCGCCCCCCGAATGATGAGCGATATTGTTTTCGTTATTAGCAGCACCACCACTACCACTCCGATAAAACCAATTCTTTACAGGGCTGCAAAGCGGATAAAACAAGCCTGTGTCATCATTGGTGGTTAGCTTATTAAATACCACAGTATCGGTGTACTCGTGGTTGAACTCTGCAAAGTCAACGTCATACAGATAGTCCTCGCCAAACAAGTCCGTAAGCGTTACCACATCCCCATAGAACGTCAAGGTGTAAGCATACGGCTCCGTGCCTTTCAACTGCACGTTCTCTACCTCTATCACGCCTGTGCGGAAGGGTAAGGAGTTTATTTCAATTCTTGCTTCTTGTCTAAACCTGCCATCAAAAGTATTGACTACACTTGTAGTACTTGCGCCCGAATTCCAAGCCGTGTTCCAAGTATTCCAAGTGATACCTATGCTATTCCATACAGGGCTACCGCCCGTCTCGGTGGTGATTAGCGACTCCGTGATATTGGCGTTGTAGTAGTGCTGAAGTATCTCGTTATTTCTTGGGCTTGCAGGAATAGTGAATCCCTGCGTGAAGTCCGTGAACACCTTTGAAATATCCTGCACGTTCTGCACCGAGAGGTTGATGCTGATCTCCTCATCATCAAAGATGTCTAGGCGAAAGCCATTGACGTAAATATCAACCTTGTTCATCGTACCAAACTGCGCTCATCAAATCCGAAGTCAAAGGACATTGTGTAATTGATAAGCTTTGTGTTCACGCTCTTTTGGTATTCTATGCTTCCACGATTCGGAACGGCACTCACCCAGTTGCTATTGGTATAGACCGCGACATACTCACTCATCAGAATGTCCTCAATAGTTTCATCGTAGTCTTGGTCAACGAACCCTGTGTTTAGAGTTAGAGTGTTGCGAGAGTTGACGTTGAAGGATTGGTACTTGCCTATCTCCAAAGACGGGGTGGTGAAGCCATCGTTGTAGATGCTCTTTTGGTAGGAGTCTTGCGTGAAGTTACCACGCTCATCGCTGCGCTTAAAGAAGGTGATGAAGTCAGCAACGCCAAAGCGGTTGATAAACGCCACCTGTACAGGCGTGTACTTTGCCTCACATTGAACATAGTACCTCACCGTTCCAATCGTGGTATTGGATGCATTCTTTAGAATTACATCGTAGTACTGCCCTATGCCACCATTAGGTTGCTCGCTTGGCTTTATCTCGGTAGGTAAAAAAGGATTGTTCTCAAGGTTTGCAGGGCCGACTCCTGCATAGATTACAAGGTTTTGTGAGTTGTTGGTTGCGCGTGTTGGTGGGGCGGTGCTTACGGAACTCACATAGAAATCATCAGAATCACCACTCTGCCAACTAATGATAATTTTAGCAAGACCATTATTTACGCTATTGTTAATCGCAAGGGATTCGTAGTTACCGACAAGCACCTGCCGATTGCGATTCGTGGCAAGCACGGCCTGCGTTACCGCAACAGGGGCGATGTTATCACGGGTTGCCCATCCATCGGTAGTTAGGTATGCGTATGCGGTAGGGGATTCATCGGGGAAGGTTGCGTTGGCGGGTGCTGCTCCGTTGTTAGAGAATGTCACAGAGCCTTCGGGTACTATCCACAACGCCTCACCCTGCGGACTCTGCGTGTAGCCTATGTCATTCCATACGCTAAAGTCGTGGTAGAACTCCGAGCGCACAAGGTCGCTGATTTCAAAGTTGATGACTTGGTTTATTGAATAGTCTTTGCTCAACGAGTAGTTAAACGAACCCGATGCAGCAAGGACACCTGTGCGAATACGCAAGTTCAAGTCCATCTCCGTAAGCGTGTCAAGCGCAAGAGCGTTATTCTTTGCCGTGATAAATTGTGGGCTTCTTGCCATAGCAAGGCTGCTCGGTGTGGAAAATACAGGTGTACTCATTTGGTGGTTCTAAAGTCTTCTTCTGTTAGTTTGAATGCCTCTACTAATTCGGGCGGTAGTTTGGCAAAGCCGAGTTTGAATGGTGTGGTAAAGAAATTAGTGGGTCTAATACCCTGCCGATATACCGACTCACGCACCGCATAAGGATTTAGTCCTTTGCTCTCTGCCCAAGCCTTGAATGCAGATACTGGAGGCTTCTTGTCCTTGTAGGCAAATGGACTATTCGGTGCTTTCTGCCTCCATATCTTGCCCTTGTTGTTTGTTCTCTTAAATGCGCTTGTAGTCTTTCTTGTGCCTCCTGCTCCCTTTACGCCTTGATCTTGGAACTGACCATAATCCTCCATAAAGAAACTCATTGAGAACTTATCATTTGAGTAGTACACGCTATACCGAAGT